GAACGTTAGAAGACTGGGCAAGGTTTAACATTAACAACAGAACTAAGTTTGATGCGTCAATAAGTTCTGGCTTAGCTATTATGGCAACGCAAAAGAACCTTTATCAGCCCATTAAAAAGAAATCAAAAATAAAACTTAACTTTGCAAGATACGACAATAAGGGAAGTTATAGCCAAATTATACAATAAATGGAGGATGTAAAAATCACGTTAAATCCCACAGGTTTTCCTAGTCAATTTGTTTCAGACAAAGAAAAGGATTCCTTTGAGTTTGGATTACAAATAGGACAAGCTATTCAATATGAATGGTTCAGAAAAGATGGTGGACAAAGTAGATTCTACAATCAATGGGCAGACTTCCATAGATTGAGACTATATGCTCGTGGTGAGCAGTCAATACAAAAATACAAGAACGAACTTGCTATAGATGGCGATTTAAGTTATCTTAATCTTGACTGGACTCCTGTGCCTATTATTCCAAAATTTGTAGACATTGTTGTAAATGGAATGGCTGATAGAGTATTCAAGATAAAAGCTTATGCTCAAGACGGAATGTCTTTAGATAAAAGAAGTGAATACCAAGTAAATTTAGAAAAAGATATGCTAGCAAAACCTGTTATGAAACAGGTACAGCAGCAACTAGGAATAAATACATTTGCTACGTCAGAAGAAGATGTTCCTAATACTTCAGAAGAATTAGCATTACATATGCAGTTGAAGTATAAACCTTCAATTGAAATAGCAGAAGAAGAAGCAATAAATACATTACTTTCTGAAAATAGATATTACGAAATACAAAAACAGTTGTACTACGATCAAACTGTATTAGGTGTTTCAATGTGTAAAAATACATTTAAGCCAGGAGCAGGAATTTCAATTGAATATGTAGACCCTGCTAATGTTGTTTATAGTTATACCGAAGATCCTCATTTTGAAGATTGTTTTTATTGGGGTGAAATTAAAACATTACCAATAACTGAATTGAAAAAAATTGATACGAGTTTGACAAGACAGGATATGGATGAAATATCTAAGTATAGTCAAAGTTGGTATGACTACAATAATACAGCTCAATATTACAATAATAGTTTATTTAGTAAAGATAGCGCTACTGTTTTGTTTTTTAATTATAAAACAACACATACGTTTACTTACAAGAAAAAAGTAAATTCATCTGGAGCAGAAAAAGTAATAGAAAAAGAAGATACGTTTGACCCTACTCAGGAAATGCAGGAAGAAGGAAACTTTAAAAAAGTTTCTAAGACTATAGATGTTTGGTATGAGGGTGTAATGGTAATGGGAACAAACATTTTATTAAAGTGGAGAATGGCTGAAAACATGGCTAGACCACAGTCTGCATCTCAAGAAGTTTATCCTGAATATATAGCATGCGCACCTAGAATGTATAAAGGTGTTTTTGAATCTTTAACAAGACGTATGATTACGTTTGCTGATTTAATTCAAATAACACATTTAAAATTACAACAAGTAATATCTAGGGTAGTACCTGATGGTGTTTTTATAGATGCTGATGGATTAAATGAAGTAGACCTAGGAACAGGACAAGCCTATAATCCTGAAGATGCATTACGAATGTTTTTTCAAACAGGTTCTGTTATTGGTAGAAGCTATACTCAAGATGGAGATTACAATCAAGCAAAAGTACCAATTCAACAATTAAATAGTAATTCAGGACAAGGTAAAATACAAAGCTTAGTTGGTTCATATAATCATTATATGCAAATGCTAAGAGATGTAACTGGATTAAATGAAGCTAGAGATGGCTCAACTCCTGATTCATATTCTTTGGTGGGATTACAAAAACTAGCTGCATTAAGTAGTAATACAGCTACAAGACATATTTTAGACGCAGGTCTTCAAATGAGTCAAAGACTTTGTACAGCATTATCTAGTAGAATTGCGGATGTAATAGAATATTCAGAATTTAGAGAAGAATTTGTTAATCAGATTGGAAAATTTAATGTTGGATTACTTGAAGAAATAAGTAAATTATATTTGAGTGACTTTGGAATATTTATAGAAATTGAGCCTGACGAAGAAGAAAGAAAAATGCTTGAACAAAACATTCAAATGGCATTGCAGAGAGATTCTATAAACTTAGAAGATGCTATTGATATACGTGAGATAAGAAACTTAAAGTTAGCTAATCAAATACTTAAATTAAAAAGAGTAGCAAAGCAGGATAGAGTTCAAAAAGAAAAAGCTGCTGCTGCTCAACAGCAAGCTCAAATAAATCAACAGTCACAGCAAATGGCTGCACAATCTAAGATGCAGCAATTCCAAATGGAAAATCAAGCGGCTATACAGCTAGAACAAGCTAAAGCTGAATTTGCAGTTAAAAAAATGCAAGGTGAAGCCTCAATAAAGGCTGAGCTTATGAATCTTGAGTTTTCACTTCAAATGAAATTAAAAGGAGTGGATATCGATATGAAAAAAATGGAGCAAGAAGGTTTGAAAAAAAGAGAAAATGAAAGAGAGAATGCTAAGTCTGCTAGAATATCTCAAGCGAATACAGAACAATCAAAACTTATAGAACAAAGAAAAAACAATTTACCATCAGTTAGTTTTGAATCCAATGAAGATAGTTTAGATGGGTTTGACCTTGCTGAATTTGAGCCAAGATAAGCTTGAAAATCAATTATAATTATATAGTAACTTTGTAAAAATTAAATCAAATGGAAATTAAAGTAAAATCACTAGACTCTGTGCCAGAAAAATCTACACAGGAAGTAGAAGAAAATCTATTAAAAAAACACGAAGAAGAAAACAACGATAAATCTACTGATGTTGTTGAAGAACAACCTGTAGAACAAGTAGCCGAAGATTCGGCAGTTGAAAGTACAACTATAAAAGACGAAGACGTTCTTTCATATATTAAAAATAGATATAATAAAGATATATCTTCAGTTGATGATTTGTTTGTTGAAAGAGAACAATCGAATGATTTACCTGAAGAAGTATCTAAATATTTAGATTATAAAAAGAATACAGGTCGTGGATTTGAAGATTTCGTAAAAGTAAATAAAAATTACGATAATTTAGATGACGATCAAGTATTAGCAGAGTACTATTCTTTAACAGAATCAGACTTAGACAAAGAAGACATTCATTATTTAATGGAAGAAAAGTTTTCTTTTGATGAAGACATTGACGATGAAAAAGATATAAAGAAAAAGAACATTGCTAAAAAAAGAGAACTTTCAAAAGCTAAGACATATCTTAATGAGTTAAAAGAAAAATACAGAACTCCTCTTGAGTCAAGTGGGAATTCTATTTCAGAAGAACAAATTAAGGAAATCGAAGCTTACAAGAGTTATATTAAAAATTCTCAATCAGCTAAAGAAGTCAATGATAAGAAGAATGAGTTTTTTGTTAAACGAACTAATGAAGTTTTTAATCCTGAATTCAAAGGTTTTGAGTTCGAAGTGGGAAACAAAAAAGTAAAATATTCTTATGGTGACGTTAATGAGATGAAGTCTAAGCAAAGTGATTTAAACAATCTAGTCAGTAAATATGTTGGCGATGATGGTTTAATAAGCGATGCTAATGGATGGCATAGAGCGCTAAGTGCTGCTATGGATCCTCAGCGATTTGCTAATTATTTTTATGAGCAGGGAAAAGCAGATGCGATTGGTGACGTTACTAAAAAAAGTAAAAACGTCAATATGTCAATTAGGCAAACTCCTCAATCAATTGGAGATACAGGTTTTAAAGCTAGACAAGTTTCAGACACAAGCGGCAGAGGGTTGAAAATTAGAAGTAAAAAAAAATAAGTTAAAAATTAAAAAATTATTATTATGGCAGTAGATGCAGTACCTGGGTTTGACTTACAACCAAGTTCAGAACAGGTTTTATTACAGACAAACTACATTACTAACTTTGATTTCTTAAACCAATATCTTCCAGATACTTACGAGAAAGAATTCGAACGTTACGGTAATCGTACAGTAGCATCATTCTTAAGAATGGTAGGCGCTGAAATGCCTTCTAACTCTGACCTTATCAAATGGGCTGAGCAAGGAAGACTACACACTAAATATGCTGATGTTGTATCAGACAAAGCGCCAGGAGCGCCTACGGCAACTCTAACTATTAACGATGTATTAGTACCTGGTTCAGGTTCTATCGCAATTCGTGTTGGTCAAACAATTATGTTGTCTGACAGTTCAGTTGCTTCAACTAATAGTAACAAAGCAATTGTAACGGCAGTAGATACTGCAAACGGAACAATTGACGTAGCTTACTATGAGTTAGCAGGTCAAACAATGGCAGCAGCAGTAAAATGTTCTTTATTTATCTATGGTTCTGAGTTTCAAAAAGGAGCTATTGGAATGCAAGGACAGTTAGAAGCTGATGACAGTATTTTCCAAAATTCACCAATCATCATCAAAGATCACTACGCAGTAAGTGGTTCTGACATGGCTCAGATTGGATGGATTGAAGTAACAACTGAAAATGGTGCTACAGGATACTTATGGTATTTGAAATCAGAGCATGAAACTAGACTTCGTTTTGAAGACTATTTAGAAACAGCGATGGTTGAAGCAGTACCAGCAGAAGCAGGTTCAGGTGCAGCAGCAATTGTAGAAGGTGTAGCTTCAGGTGTAGGTAACAAAGGTTCAGAAGGACTTTTCTATGTTATTGAAGAGCGTGGAAATGTATGGAGTGGTGGTAACCCAACAACTCTTGCAGATTTCGATGCAATTATTCAAAGACTTGATAAGCAAGGTTCTATTGAAGAAAACGTAATTTTCTTAAACAGAGAGTTTGGATTTGACATTGATGATATGTTAGCGTCTCAAAACTCATATGGTAACCCAGGTGGTACATCATATGGTCTTTTTGACAATGACGAAGAAATGGCTCTAAACTTAGGATTCTCAGGATTCCGTAGAGGATATGATTTCTACAAAACAGACTGGAAATATCTTAACGACCCAACAATGCGTGGTGATATCGTTGGTGGAGCTATCAATGGGGTATTAGTACCTGCAGGTTCTACAACTGTATACGACCAAGTATTAGGAAAGAATGCTAAGCGTCCTTTCTTACACGTTCGTTACAGAGCTTCAGAAACTGAAGACAGACGTTACAAAACTTGGATTACAGGTTCAGCAGGTGGAGCAGCTACTTCTAGCTTAGATGCTATGGAAGTAAACTTCTTATCTGAAAGAGCTTTATGTACTTTAGGTGCTAACAACTTCTTTATCTTTAAATAAGATAAGAGTATAATTATGTAGTAGTTGCCCTCGTTGAAATGACGAGGGTAATTATTACTTTTATTAAAATTTAATCGAAATCAAATGAAAAAAAAGAAACAATCTTTTGTAGATAAAACCTACAAACTTACCAGAGACAAAGCTCCATTGAGCTACACAATTCCGTCAAGGAATACAAGAAGAAGTACATTATTATATTTTGACGAAGAGACTGGAACAAACAGGTCTATGCGTTATGCTAAAAATCAAAAAAGTATTTTTGAAGATGAGCAAGATGGTAATGTAATTTTAGAGCCAATTATTTTTGAAGATGGCTTTCTAAGAGTAGAAAAACAAAACCAAATATTACAAAAATTTTTATCACACCATCCAGCTAACGGAAAAGAATTTGTTGAAGTTGACAAAGAAAGAGACGCTAGTTTAGATGTTGATTTCTTAGATGTGGCATTAGAAGCTCAAGTTTTAGCTAAAGATTTAGATATTGAAATGCTAGAAACAGTTGCACGAATTGTAGTGGGACTTAGAGTTGATAACTTAACGTCTGCTGAATTGAAAAGAGATGTTAGAATGTTTGCAGGAAGATATCCTGAAGACTTTATGGAGGCTTTAAATGATCCTTTATTAAAACTTCAAAATAAATGTGCTAAATTTTTTAGTGAAGGTTTATTAGTTTTAAAGAATAAAAAGGATGTTTATTACAACTTAAAAGGAAATAAGAAAAAATTACTTACAGTTCCCTACGGTGAAGACCCTTTATTTATACTAGCGTCATTTCTTCAGAGTGATGAAGGGCTAGAGGTAATGAGAATATTGGAAGACAAGCTATAACCAATATAAAAAAATAGGCTTTTACCTGAAAGGGGCTTCACAAAAAATGAAGCTCCTTTTTTTGTATCTTTGTGAAAAGATTAATAGGTATGATAAATACAGTAAGAGCTACCGTCCTTTCTATCGCAAATAAAAATAATTACGGTTATATAACACCTAATGATTTTAACTTATATGCAAAGCAAGCACAATTAGATATTTTTGAAGATTATTTTTATCAATATAATTCACAGATAGTAAAACAAAACGCTAGAGTTTCAGGATCAGGGTACGCAGATATTTTAAAAGGAATAGAAGAAGTTGTTGATAGTTTTTCATCTACTAAATCTTTAGTGACAAGTGGGCTAAATACCTACGATATGCCTGAAGATTATTATTTAATGAACAAGATAAATTACTATCCATTGTTTATTACGCAAGGTGCAGTTACAGTAGTTTCTCAAGATAGAATAGTAGACCAAAATGCAGACTTTATAGCCGATGGTGTTCAGCCAGGAATGTTAATTGTTAGTGTTACAAACCCACTTGACCCTTCAGTAATTGTTACAGGTGATAGTGCTTTTGTTGTTAGTGTTGATAGTGTAAATCAATTAACAATATCTTCAAATATAGGTATTGTTCAGAATCAAGGTTATGCTATTTTAAGTACATCAAGAATAACTGAAGTTGAAAGAGTTTCTCAAAACAAAATATTTTACTTGAATTCATCACCTTTAACTCAGCCGAATTCAACATTTCCAGCTTATGTTTTAGGTGGAGCAAATAGTACTGTTTATGGAAATACCATTACTGTATATCCAAACACTTTAACAACAGAAGGAACAATTATAGGTCAATATATCAGATACCCTAAAGATCCTAATTGGACATATTTTAATATCATTACAGGAGGAGAACCTAGTTTTGATGAAACAGCTCCTGATTATCAAGATTTTGAATTGCCTGATTCTGACCAGACTAATTTAGTCAACAAAATTCTTCAGTACGCAGGAGTGTCTATAAGAGAAGCGCAATTAGCACAATTCGGAAAAATGGAAGAAAAGGA